GCAGTGGACCTTATCATGCCAACTATGCAGGGGCGGGTTATGGATACAATATTAATTCTGGTGCAGGTGCACAGCAAGGACAGGGCGGAAGATTCTATAGAACAATGAATCAGTATGCCATCAATGCTGAACACGTGGTACACATGAGCCTTTCAGATGGCTTAGACAATCTTTTTCCTTTTGGTCAAAGTATCCTGGAACAGATATTCAAAGTATACAAACAGAAAGAATTACTAGAAGACGCAATAATAATCTACAGGGTTCAAAGAGCACCTGAAAGACGTGTGTTCTACATCGACGTAGGTAACATGCCTACTCACTTGGCTATGCAGTTTGTTGAAAGAGTCAAGAACGAGATTAATCAGAGAAGAATTCCAAGCACGTCGGGGGGTGTCAACTATGTTGATGCCACTTACAACCCAATGAGTATCAATGAAGATTACTTCTTCCCACAGACAGCGGAAGGTAGGGGATCTAAAGTTGACACACTTCCGGGCGGTACTAACCTGGGCGAGATAGATGACTTAAGATATTTCACTAACAAACTTTTCAGAGGTTTGAGAATTCCTAGTTCTTATCTGCCAACAGGGCCAGATGACTCACAACAGCAATACAATGACGGAAGGGTTGGCACTGCTTTCATACAAGAACTGCGTTTCAACAAATACTGCCAAAGATTACAGTCAATGGTTGCTCCTATATTCGACGAGGAATTCAAATTATGGATCAAGAACAAAGGATACACAATTGACAATTCTATGTTTGAAATAAAATTAAATCCACCACAAAACTTTGCTCAGTACAGACAGACGGAAATGGATCAAGCGAGAGTGGGCACTTTCACACAGATCGCCGAACTACCTTACATGTCAAAAAGATTTGCATTGAAAAGATATCTTGGACTATCTGAGGAAGAAATGGCTCGTAACGCAGAACTATGGGCGGAAGAAAACGCTATTGCACAGAAAAGACAGACTAAATCTACTCAATTGAGGACAGCGGGTGTTTCACAAGCAGGAATAACCAGTGACCTAGATCAATTTGAGGAACCAGAAGCAGAAGCAGGGGCACCTGAACCGGGAGGACCTGGATCAGTACCTGGTGCTACAGGACCAACAGGAGGCACAGGCACACCGGGCACAACACCTGGAGGCGGCGCCGGCACGTAATAAATACCGTTATGAAACTAAATGAATTTTTTACATATGGCGAAGAAGGCAGGGAAGAACTAAAAAACTACAATCCTGAAGACGACATATCAGTTTTAGATGATGGCGACACTAGAAAAACTAGGCTACGATTGATAGACATCAACAAAATGCGTAGAGCCTCTGAACAACACGACGACGAACAAAAACAAGAAGCCGAATTTGTACAAAAAATGTACGGGCAACCTGCTACAGACACAGACAATTTGATATAACAATGAATGCGACAGCATTTATAATAGGCAACGGCGAATCCCGATTAGACTTCGACATCACAGACCTCAAGGGCAAAGGCATTATATATGGTTGCAATGCAATTTACAGAGATCATCCTTACCTATGCGACAACATCATGGCTGTAAATTATCCAATGTACATGGAAATACACCAAATGAAACAGGAAAACAACTATCGTTTCAATTTGCTGGGCGTCGGCGACATAGAAAATTGGAACTACACAATCAATGGAGAGAATTTAAAAAAGGAAAAACCCCAGGGGATGACCTATTACGACACTTACAGTCGTGGTAAAAAAACAGCAATGAAAAAAAGAGTAAAGGATTTTAGAAAAACAAAGGGATCAGGTTGCACTGCTGTCTTACATGCCGCCTTGCAAGGATACAATAAAATTGTGATGCTTGGATTTGACATGATAGGAAAGATCGATCCTGACAAAAATGATCTAGAAAACTGGCAAAACAATGTCTACAAGAACAGCATCAATTATCCATCCAGAGCAAAACAAAAAAGTTATCTCATATACGAATGGCTTTTCCACCTGACACAGACTTTCAAGAGATTTCCTGAAACAGATTTTTACATGTTCAACAGCAAAATTAATCTTGACTACAACACTCAATATAAATTATACTTTAGTAAAGCACCGCGTAACGTCAGATGTGGCACATATGAGCAACTGTCACAGATGGTACAAGGTCAAGAACAAAGCATCGACTGGATTTACTATTAATGAAAACAGCATTTGTACTAGGCAACGGAGAATCTCGCAGAGGTTTAAAAATCACAGAACTAAAAGAGAGAGGCACGGTGTTTGCCTGCAACGGTGTGTATAGAACAGACACACCAGACTACTTGATCGCAGTAGACCCTAAAATGATTTTTGAGATATGTGAGACAGGATACCAAGAAAGAAATCAAGTTTGGTCAAATTACAACGCTCAATACGAGAAAAAAGCGAATATCAGGGATCATGTGCGTTGGTTCCAACCTAGTCTGGGATGGTCAAGCGGGCCAACAGCATTGAGAATGGCGGCAGAAAAGGGATTTGATGAAATATATATCCTAGGTTTTGATTATCAAGGACACTCTGTGAATGAAAGACACAAGCAATACAAGTTTAATAATATTTTCAAAGACACTAGAAACTACAAAAAAAGCCAGGACGAAGCGACTTTTTACGGCAACTGGATGAACCAAACAAAAAGGGTTTTCTCCGATTTTCCTAAGCCAAAATTCTTCAGGGTGATTCCAAAAGGATGGTTTAAACCACACGACTTGGAGTTCTCTGAAAACTTTAAACACATAGATTACGAAGAATTCTGTAAGATACATAGTATAACCAAAGAAAACACTAAAAAATAGCCGTAAATTAGGCCATTTCTGCGTTCTTTCCTTAAATACAACACTTATAAGTAACAAACTTGCCAAATAAAGGAGCACGTGTAATATGTCAAATAAATTTGAACAATTATTAGATTTGCTAGTAAACGAAGAGACTGAAAAAGCGGAATCGTTATTTCATGAAATCGTAGTAGAGAAGTCAAGAGACATCTACGAAGGTCTAGCAGAAACTACTGACGAAACAGCAGTAGAATCAAAAGAAGAAACTTCAGAAGATAAAGTTGAAGAGACTGCAGAAGATAAAGTTGAAGAAACTGAAACTGATGAAGGCGAAGAAGTTGAAATCGAAGAGACTTCTAAAGAAGAAGCAACAGAAGAAAAAACTGACGAAGCAGAAAAAACTGAAGAAGAAGCAATCGAAGAAGTTGGCGGAGACGCTACTGACGAGTTAGTTAAAGACATTTCTGCTGAAGAAGAAGGTGAAGGCGATAAAGCCGCTGATGATATGGGTATGGACATGGACAAAGATGGACAGGCCGATGCAGATCACGATCACGAAGACACAGAAGAAAGAGTTGCTGACTTAGAAGACGCTTTAGATGAACTTAAAGCAGAATTCGAAAAAATGATGGCCGGCAAAGACGGTGACGACATGGACAAAGATGAGTCAATGGAAGCACCAATTGAAGAGCCAATTGCTGACGAAATGCAACCAATGGAAGCAAAGCACGACATGAAGAAAAAAGAAAAAATGGTGCAACCAATGGAAACAAAGCACGACATGAAGAAAAAAGAAAAAATGGATGAATACAAAATCCAGAAGTCGGCGGACAATGCAGATCATTCGGATGCAAAAGGGTCTCCAGTAGCCTCAGATAACAAGCCAGTAAACAGTGCGAACGCGAAAGAAATCGCAAAAGGCGGAGCAGAAGAAAAAGGAAGACCGGCTCCAACTGCACAGAAAATGGCGGACTTTGAGAATACTCCGGGTAAAGACAAGTCTACTTCATACAAGAAGCAAGGCAAGGCTGACACGGCAGATCATTCAGACAAATCAGCAAAATCACCAGTTGCTTCAAAGTAATTGTTGATTAAGGAGAGTCAGGATGTCATTATATCTTAGAGAACATTTAACCTTTGATCAGGCCAGAGTACAGGTATTGCACGAGGGCAAAGACGGCAAGGATTTGTACATGAAAGGGATCTGTATTCAGGGAGGCATTAAGAATGCCAATCAGAGAGTGTATCCTGTCAACGAGATACAGACAGCAGTAAAGACACTCAATGATCAGATTGGTTCGGGTTATTCAGTTCTAGGAGAAGTAGATCATCCAGACGATTTAAAAATTAATTTGGACCGTGTTTCACACATGATTACTGAAATGTGGATGGACGGTCCGAATGGATACGGCAAAATGAAAATTTTGCCAACACCAATGGGTCAACTTGTCAAAACAATGTTGGAATCTGGTGTGAAACTAGGCGTGTCAAGCCGAGGTTCTGGTAACGTATCAGAATACGGTGGGGGCGAGGTTTCAGACTTTGAGATTATAACAGTTGATGTTGTGGCCCAACCTTCGGCACCAGGTGCCTACCCAACGCCAATTTACGAACATCTTATGAATACAAAAGGTGGACACGCGGCTAAGGGTTTGGCGGCAGAAGTTAGGAATGATAAAAAGGCACAAAAGTTCCTCGATGAGGCATTAACAAACATAATAAAGGGGTTGAAATAAAATGTTCGACGCAATATCAAAACTAGTTGAATCGGGCGTGATCGGAGAAGACACAAAAAAATCTATCGAAGAAGCGTGGGATTCAAAAGTAAAAGAAAACAGAGAGCAAGTGACTGCTGAGTTAAGAGAAGAGTTTGCTAAAAGATACGAGCACGACAAAGGAAACATGGTCGAAGCGATTGACAACATGATGACTGAAAAGTTATCTGAGGAAATTGGCAAATTCATCGAAGACAGAAAGCAACTTGCACAAGAGAAGATCGCTTACAAAGAAAACGTAGGTGCTCATTCTAAAAAACTTGAAGAGTTTGTGTTAAGCAAACTTACAAACGAGATGAAAGAACTACATTCAGATAGAAAATCTGTTGGTGAGAACTTTTCTAAGTTAGAGGAGTTCGTTGTGAACGCTCTTGCTAAAGAAATCAAAGAGTTCCACGAAGATAAAAAATCTGTTGTAGAAACTAAAGTTAAATTAGTGAAAGAAGCAAAAGGCCAATTGGCTAAATTGAAAGAAACTTTCATTAAGAAATCTGCTAAAGTAGTTGAGTCTGCTGTGACTAAGAAGTTAGGTGAAGAAATTGCCGCTCTTAAAGAAGACATCTCATCTGCTAGAGAGATTAACTTTGGTAAAAAGATTTTCGAGGCGTTTGCTTCAGAGTATCAGAATTCTTACTTAAATGAGAAATCTGAGACTGCTAAACTATTAAAAATGGTTGATGAGCAGACTTTGAAACTTAAAGATGCTGAGAAATCCATCGATGAGGCGAAAACGGTGATTGAATCTAAGGATGCTGAAATGAAGCGTCAAAACGATTTGATGGAACGTAAGGCGACGATGGCTGAGATGCTCAAACCATTGAGCAAAGAGAAGGCAGAGGTTATGAGTCAGTTATTAGAGTCTACTCAGACTGACAAATTAAAATCTGCTTACGACAAGTATCTTCCGGCTGTGATGGAAGACGCACCTGTTTCAACTGCAAAGAGAGTGATCTCTGAAGCAAGTGGTGACAAGGCGATCAGATCACAAAGGGACGATGCTGATTTAAGTAACATCCGTGTTTTAGCGGGGTTACAAAAAGTAAACAACTAAACTAAAGGGGAAAGATCAAATGTCAGAAATATTTGAATCTAAATGGGGCGAAACTAAAGCCGCATTAACTGAAGGTTTAGCAGGCAACAAGAAAAAGACAATGGACGTAGTGTTAGAAAACACTAAAAAGTACTTGTCTGAACAAGCAACAGCAGGTGCTACATCGGCTGGTAACGTTGCTACGCTAAACAGGGTTATTCTACCAGTAATCAGAAGGGTTATGCCAACTGTGATCGCTAACGAGATCGTAGGTGTACAACCAATGACTGGTCCTGTAGGACAAATCCACACATTAAGAATAAGATAT